GAGAATTTATTAGATAGCATAACTTCGCTACTAAAATTTAATTACTCCACGAAATCTGGACAAAACTACGCAGAAATAGAATAAATCATATATTTATGTTAGACTTAAGTTACGATTTATTTAATAATACATTTTTAATGGCTAATAAGCTATTCTGCACATTCACGGCTCCTGAAGAATTAGACAATACTCTAAATACTTTAACAACTAAATACACAATATTATATTCTAAAATATTTGTATTAGAATCTCTGTCGACTGAAGAATATGTTTGTACTTATAATATAGACACATTTAATATGGAGCAACAATCAGTGTTGCCTAATACAATATTATTACATCGTAAAAAAGAGTCAAATACGTTATATACAATAAATGCATTAAATGCATTAATCAAGTCTTTAAACAATGGTGTTTTAGATACCAATTATCGCATTACGTGGTTGGATTATAAAAATTCAATCTTGTTAATTCAAAATAATGATTTAAATATCATTCAAACAAAAATCCACAAGATAATCAATCTGTAGGATTTCTTAATTATCATTACCGAGTACAATTTTTAAAACTTAAATAGTTATATTATGGATTTAGCTTTGTTAAAGCAAAAATTAGGTAATCTTAACGCACCCAAAAACAGTGGTGGTAAGACTTACGAAAAAATCGACTACACGAAAGTGTTCTGGAAGCCTCAGGTAGGCAATTATACGATTCGCATCGTACCCGCAAAATCAAATAAGCAAAACCCATTTAAGGAAGTATATTTCCACTATGGATTCGCTAAAGGTCCGGTTTTAGCATTAAACAACTTTGGAGAAGCAGACCCGATTATGGAATTTGCTGCTAAATTACGTCAATCAAAAGATCGCGATAACTGGGCATTAGCTAAGAAATTGGATCCAAAAATGCGTGTATTTGTTCCTGTTATTGTTCGTGGTGAAGAACATTTAGGTGTTCGTTTATGGGAATTTGGTAAGGAAGTATACAAATCATTACTAGGATTTGCTGCTGATGAAGATTATGGTGATTTTACTGATATCCATGATGGATTTGACTTTAAAATAGATGCTGTAAATTCAGAAGTTGCTGGTCGTAAAGTAGTTAGTTGCACGTTACGCCCTCGTCCAAAAGCATCACCAATTTCTGAAGATGTTGATCAAATCAATAAGTGGTTAGAAGAACAGCCTGATATCATGACTATTAATCGCAAACGCGAATATAATGATATTAAGGAATTATTGGCTAAATGGTTGAATCCAGAAGCTGAAGAAGAACAACAATCACCTGCTACTCCTGCTACACCTGCTGCCCCAGTAGCAGAAACAAAATCAGATTGGACTACAGAAGGACAAGTAACAGAACAAGAACGAGCTGCATTTTCCTTAAACACTAGCTCATCAGATAAATTCGACGAATTATTTCAATAATGGCTAAAAAATCACCATCCGAGACTGTCACCCATATTTTGGGTGACAAGTCTAAATTTAATCTATCTGCATTTAAGAAATCTAAATACTTAGATCAGACTACTAAATTTAAAGAACAAAAATGGATTCCATTTACTCCAGCAGTAAAAGATGCACTTTCTATTCCTGGTGTGCCAATGGGGCAAATTACAATCGCACGTGGAGGTTCCGATACTGGTAAAACAACTTTACTTATCGAAACTGCTGTTACTGCTCAGAAAATGGGTATATTACCTGTATTTATTATTTCGGAAATGAAATGGGATTTCTCTCATGCACAGAAAATGGGATTAGAATTAACAGCAATTCCAGATGAGGAAACCGGTGAGGTAATCGATTATGATGGTTTCTTCCTTTATATCGATAGAGGATCAATTAAGCATATTGAAGATGTAGCTGCATTTATTTCAGATATTTTAAACGAGCAAGCAAAAGGTAAATTACCATATGATTTATTATTTCTATGGGATTCAGTTGGTTCACTACCATGTCAGATGAGTGTAGATCAAGGTAAAAATAACCCAATGTGGAACGCAGGAGCAATGGCTACTCAATTTGGTAACTTTATTAATCAACAGTTTCCATTATCACGTAAAGAAAAATATCCATACACAAATACATTCTTTGTTATTAACAAAACAGGTGTTCAGCCGGCTATGATGCCAATGGCACAACCTAAACGTACTAATAAAGGTGGAGATACAATGTATTGGGATGCTGCCGTAGTTATTACTTATGGTAATGTAACTAATTCAGGTACATCAAAAATTAAAGCAGTTAAAGATGGTAAATCAGTAGAATTTGCTAAACGTACTAAAATAGCAATTGATAAAATTCACGCTGATTGTGGTGTAGCAACTGCTTCTACTATTATTGTTACTCCACATGGTTTTATTAGTGATACACCAAATGCGATTGCTAAATACAAGAAAGAACACGCACATGAGTGGTTTAATGGACTAACAGATGTAGATGATCTACAAATCACCGAAGACAGCAGCGAATGGGATGAAGGTAAAAATATCGCTCCAACAATTGCTATTGATGATGAATTAGAAAATGAATAAAGACTTTTTAAACAAGTTACTATCAGAACTAAATGCTGATAAGAATAATTCAAAAAATGCTAGAGTACTTATTGTAGATGCAATGAATACATTCCTACGTTCATTTGCTATCATTCAGCACTTAAACCCCAACGGCCACCATGTAGGTGGTCTTGTTGGCTTCCTTAAATCGGTTGGTTATGCTATTAAGCTATACCAACCGAGTAGGGTTGTTTTAGTATTTGATGGACAAGGCAATTCAACTAATAAGAAATACTTATATGCTGATTATAAAGCAAATCGTACTAATATTAAAGTAACCAATTGGAAGGTATTTGGTGATAAGAAGGAAGAAAGCGAATCGATGGCTAATCAAATGGGACGATTAATTGAATATTGTACTCAATTACCAGTATCAATGATTTCTATCCCAAAAATTGAAGCCGATGATGTAATGGGTTATTTAGTACAGAAATTCGAAGCTGATTCTGAAGTAGATGAAGTAACGATTATGTCAGCTGATAAGGATTTTCTACAATTAGTATCTAAAAAAACATCTATATATTCTCCAACTAAAAAGAAAACATATAGACCAGAAGACGTATTAGAAGAATATCAAATCCACTCCCATAATTTTATTAATTATAAATTATTGATGGGAGATTCAGGCGATAATGTACCCGGAGTAGCTGGATTAGGTCCTAAAAAACTAATTAAATTATTTCCAGAATTGTTACTTCCAAAACAATTGGAAATTTCAGATTTAATTAAGAAAGCACGCGATAATGAAGAATCAAATCCATTATACACTAAAGTACTACAATTTGAACGCCAGTTAGGTATTAATTACCAACTAATGTCGCTAAAAGACCCGAATATAGACGACGAGGATAAGCGCATTATTGACGAAACAATTGAAGATGCACCACCATCACTGAATATAGGGAATTTCGTTGAAATGACGGAGGATGATCAACTAAATGAGCGTGTAAATTGGCAAGGATGGTTGATAGAGAATTTTTCTTCGTTAGATTGGAAGCAATAAAAGTTATAAATAAAGGTTATAAATGACAGCACTAGATAGTTTAGATAAATATGGGAATTCGTTTCAAACCAAAGTATTAGGTTTATTATTAACGGATAGGAAATTTCTAGTAGATGTATCGGATTCAGTTACAGACGAGTATTTCGAAAATACAGCACGAAAATGGATCATTACTCGATTAAACAAATACTTTGATGAATATCATACTACTCCTACAATGGAGGCGTTACAAATTGAAGTAAAAAAAGAAAATAATGATGTATTAAAGATTGCTGTTATTGAGGAATTGAAAGAAGCCTATAAAATGGCTGATAGCGCACATGATAAAGAATACATTGAACAGGAATTTTTAAAATTCTGTCAAAACCAACAGATGAAAAAAGCAATTATGACATCTGTTAGTTTGCTTGAAGATGGTGATTATGAATCAATTCGCTCATTAATTTCTAAAGCAATTGTTACATCACAAGAAAAAAATACAGGACATGATTATGAATTAGATGTAGAAGCACGTTATAGACCAGATGATAGACGTGTTATTCCTACACCTTGGCCACAAATTAATTCAATTACGCAAGGTGGCTATGGTAAAGGCGATTTAATTATATTCTTTGGTGGCCCGGGTTCTGGTAAATCATGGGCAGCAATTTCAATGGCATTAGAAGCCGTTAAATTAAATTGCAATGTTGTATATTATACATTAGAACTAGGTGAAGGATAT